CTTGGGGTCTATGCGAGGATGTCCAACCCAGACAATTGGCAGAAGGTAATTGAGGAGTACAACCAAAAGTTTATGAAGCCACCCTTGGGTAATAAAGAGGTGGAAACAATTACCCAACAGCTAGAGCGCAAAGAATATTTCTACAAGTGCGATGACCAGCCAATCGCCAGCTTCTGTAACAAGGAGCTGTGCATCACCCGCAAGTTTGGTATTGGTCCGGGACAGAAGTCAAATGACCTCGGATCTCTGACCAAGATCAACGGAGACCCGCCCATCTGGATCCTTGATGTCGATGGGCAGCGGGTGGAGTTAAGCACCGATTCGCTCGTGTCGCAGATGCAGTTCCAAAAGGACTGCCTGTCACAGATCAATCTGTTTCCCAAGACGATGAGCACAAAGGCGTGGCAAAGCCGGATGCAAGTCCTCCTTTCACAGCTGACCATCGTCGAGGTTCCACCGGAAGCTACCCGCAAGGGCGAGTTCGAAGACCACCTGACCAGCTTCTGTTGCGACCGTGCCCGTGGGACAGATAGAGAAGACGTGCTGCAAGGCATCTCTGTTTGGTCCGAGGGCAGGGTGTTCTTCCAAGTGAAAGACCTGAAGCGATACCTGACAAACAACCAGTTCAACCACTATAGCGCAGTGCACATTGGTCTACGGTTACGTGAGTTCGGAGCGGACAAAATGTTTTGGAACGTCAAAGGAAAGGGCGTTCATGTGTGGGGTATCAGACAAGACTTCTTCTCCCACTTTGCTCCGGTGTCCTTGGACCTTCCCCCAATCCATGTCGAGAAAGATATCATGTGATGCATATTATTTTGGGCCCTCCCGGAACGGGAAAAACAACACGACTGCTGACCCTTGTTGAAGAGAGCTTGGCTAAAGGCGTTGCTTCGGACAAGATTGGATACTTCTCTTTCACACGGCGGGCTGCACAGGAAGCAGTCCTTCGTGCAACGGTTAAGTTCCGCAAGTCGTACCAAGACCTCTTGTACTTCCGTACTTTGCATAGTCTTGCCCTGCTCCGCACGGGGATCAAGAAGCAGAAGATCATGAGCTACGATCACTACATGGACTGTGCCAAGTGGTTGAGCATCGACCCATTCTCGGAGCTTACCATGCTGGAGGAAGGGCCGTATCAAGATTTTGGTTTCCGCGACAAGTTCCTTGGCATCATCAACATGGCGCGGATTACCCGCACACCCCTATACGATATCTACAAGTACTCCTCCGTGCCCAATACCACGGACTGGAGCAAGGTGGATTATGTCAACCGAGGGTTGACACAGTACAAGAAGTCACACGGTCTATACGACTTCACGGATCTGCTCGAAGAGTTCATTACCTATGACCTTTCCCCTGAGTTTGATGTCGTGTTTGTCGATGAGGCGCAGGACCTGTCGCCAATCCAGTGGGAGATGGTGCACCAGATAGCCCGCAAGAGCGGTCAGGTTTACGTGGCTGGCGATGATGATCAGGCAATCTATCGGTGGGCCGGAGCGGATGTCGATCAGTTCATCCGGCTTGGTGGCTCGGTCGAGGTCCTCGGTCAGAGCTACCGCATCCCCCGCACTCATCACGCCATGAGCCAGAAGGTGATTCAAGGTGTGCATCACCGACGCATCAAGGAGTTCAAGCCTCGTGATGAAGAGGGCTTGGTTGCGTGGCACTGGTCAGAGGAAGAAGTCAATCTAGACAAGGACGATTGGTTGCTGCTGTCCCGCACCAAGAAAGGGGCACGTCAGCTGGAGCAAAGCGTCCGACAGCGGGGTCTGTTCTACTCATACAACAACAGCCGTGATGTGAACCACTCCGCACTGGATGCGATCCGTGTGTGGGAAGATCTGCGTAGTGGCAAAGCCTTCGCTGCAAAAGATGTTCGCATGGTTTACCGTTTCATGATGCTGAACGAACAGGTAATGCGGGGGCATAAAACATTACCCTCCGTGGACGAGGAGAAACTACTGACCCTGCAAGAGTTGAGAGAGCATCACGGCCTGATGACGGACGAGCCGTGGGAAGATGCGCTCTCGGTTATTCCGGACGAGGAAGCTCGGTATTACAAGGCTTGCATCCGGCGGGGCGAAGACTTCACCAAGCCTCCGCGCATCCGCATCTCAACCATACATACTGCGAAGGGGGCCGAGGCAACCAACGTTATCCTGATGACAGACGTTCCAAAAAAGTCTAATAATACAATGGCAAACAGTTTGCATACGGACGATGACGAGCTCCGTGTTTTCTACGTCGGTCTAACGCGGGCCAAGAAAGAGCTGCACTTGATCCACCCGCAGAAGAATGGGAAGCGTATCATATGAACATGGACCGAGAGATTCTTGCTGTGTGCGAGTGCGGCGGGGAAGAAAAAATTTTGACACTGAGAAAAGTGAAGAGCTATTGGCCACTTTGTGCATGCCGTTTAGCAATGAGGATCAAGAATGTCGACCCCGTATCAGTACGAACACAAGACCGAGTGGGTGATGCCGGACAGCTACCCGAATTTATCCGACGCTCACGAGATAGCGATTGACCTTGAAACCTACGATCCTGACCTGAAAAGCAAGGGCAGCGGTTGGCCTATCAAGAACGGGCACGTTATCGGCATTGCCGTAGCGGTGCGCGGGGCTGAGTGGTACTTCCCCATCCGCCATGAGAACGGACCCAACCTTGATGCGAAGGCCACCCTTCGCTGGGTCAAGTCCATCTGTAGCCTAGCAAATTGTACATACATATTTCATAATGCAATGTACGACGTGGGTTGGTTGCGGGCGGAAGGCGTTGAGGTAGCGGGCCGCATTGTCGACACGATGGTTGCTTCCCCTCTTCTGGACGAGAACCGTTTCAGCTATGCGCTGAACTCGCTTGGTCGGGACTATCTCAATGAGACCAAGGACGAACGGGATCTGCGTGAGGCGGCACTGTCCATGGGGATCGACCCCAAGGCAGAGATGTACAAGCTGCCCGCCCACTTCGTCGGTCGGTATGCCGAGCAGGATGCGGCACTGACCCTGCGCTTGTGGCATCACCTCTACGGTCTGCTTGTGAAGGATGACCTCCTGTCGATCTTCGATCTGGAGATGCGCGTGTTCCGCGTGATCTTCGAGATGCGTAGCCGTGGGGTGCGCGTCGATCTGGAAAAGGCTGACGGTGTGAAGCAGAAGCTTCTTGCCGAGGAGAACGCCCTGCTGTCCAAGATCAAGAAGACTTCCGGTGTTGAGGTCTCTGTCTGGGCAGCAGCCAGTGTGGCGAAAGCTTTTGATGCGGCTGGCCTTGAGTATCCACGCACTGCGGCAACCGGAGCCCCGAGCTTCACAAAGAACTTCCTGTCAAACCACAAGGCCGATCTTCCCAAGATGATCGTGAAGGCGCGTGAGCTGAACAAGGCCCGCACCACCTTCATTGATTCGATCACCAAGCATGAGAGCAGGGGTCGGATCTATGCTGACATCCACCAGCTGCGGAGCGACGATGGCGGTACGATCACGGGTCGGTTCAGCTATTCGAACCCCAACCTTCAGCAGCTGCCAGCTCGGGATGAATATATCGGACCACTGATTCGCGGCCTGTTTCTTCCGGAAGAGGGCAACCTCTGGGGGTCCTTCGACTATTCCTCACAGGAACCACGGATCGTCGTGCACTATGCAGCGGCAAAGAACTTCCCCAAGGCTCAAGACTTTGTTGACGAATACCACAGGGACCGTCGGTCTGACTTCCACCAGATTGCTGCCGACATCGTGGGTGTTCCTCGTAAGCAAGCGAAGACCATCAACCTTGGACTGTTTTATGGGATGGGTGTAAACAAGCTGGCAGAGCAGCTGGGTCTGGACCTTGAGAGTGCGAAGGATCTGTTCGCCGTCTACCACAAAGAAGTGCCGTTCGTGAAGCAGCTGTCTACCTATGCGGCTAGTGCGGCAGAGGAGCGTGGTCGTATCCGTACCCTGCTTGGTCGCGTCGGTCGGTTTGACAAGTGGGAGCCGACGGCGTTTGGTTCCAACAAACCTCTGCCCTTTGACGAAGCCGTAAAGGAATACGGTGGCCCCCGCAATATCAAGCGGGCGTTCACGTACAAGACTCTGAACAAACTGATACAAGGGTCGGCGGCGGACCAGACGAAGAAGGCAATGGTAGATCTGTATGAGAACGGCATCTTGCCAATGGTTCAGATCCACGATGAACTGGCGGTGTCGGTGGACAGTCCTGAGATGGCTCACAAGGTGATTGCCATCATGGAGAACTGCGTTCAGTTGGCAGTCCCGTCGGTTGTCGATGCAGAGGTGGGGCCTTCATGGGGTGAGGCCACCCACTCGCTTGGAGAGGATGGCCTCTTTTCGGGGATTAAGAAGTAGCCTCTTCTTCAGAGTCTCTTCGAATCATCGCCTTCAGCAAGGCCTTGTCGGATGGGGGCATGTAATATCCCTCTCCGTAGCGGCTGTAAATATGAAACCCCTTGGTTGCCAGCACGTGGCGCAGACGGTAGACCGCCATACGAACCGTTGATTTTGAGTGCTGGATGCGCGGGTTGTAATCCACAATAGCCTGATAGAGTTCGTCCTTGGTCACCTCCTGCTTGAGCAAGAGCAGTTCGAGGAGCATTGACAGCTGTGCTGAAAGGTTCAATCCTGTTTTAATCTCCTTCAGTAATGCGTTCATGTCATAGGTCCTTATATTGTTATGCGTGTAAAGCAGTTACTCTTGACACCCATTTTTAATTGTCACAGCAGTGTAAAAATATATCACATTTCCATGTGATAGTGCAAAGCCATCTCTGGAATAGACATGGTTCAGAACGCGAGGAAGTTTACTTCTTCGTTTTCTCGCCAGCTGTAGATACATCTTGTACAGGTGAACCATAGAGCGAATCCCTTAGATCGTGTTCCACCTGAGCCAGCACCACGTCGCGCATGTCCGAGCTCAATGCTCCTCCGTCCTTTGACACTGCCAACTGGGCAGCGAAAGAGTCGTAAGCAATCGAGTCGATCCACGAATCGGTGTTGGTCGGATCAAAAGACAGGCGGCTCTGCTTGACGCAGGATAGCATGACCACAATGTCGTAAGCCGTGATGGTCTTGTTCAAACGAATTGCCGCAAGTGCCGCCGCTCGTGCCGCCATGGGATACATGGGACCGTACTGTTTACCGCGTTCCTCGGTGATCGAGAGTGTCTTGTTAATAATTTCTTGGTACTTCATAGCTTGTTCTCCAGTGCATTACTTATGCATTACCAACGGTTTCAAAGCGGTTATCTGCAAGTTCTACTGAGGCATTGTACGCACTTCCACAGATGACAATAAAATTTTCTCGTGAAATACCGCTTTCCAAAGCAAGATTGCAGACGTGATACAGCATGTTAAGGGCAAGGAACTCCCGAGATTCGTTGGCATTGTAATCTCTTACCCGCGCTACATCATAGAAGGCATGGGTGATTGATCCGTAAATGAAAGTAGCCGCAGCTCGCCATGTTGCTTCGTCTGGAACCATATTACCAAGGTCCGTAGCCCGTTTGTCTGCGTCGGAGTCATCTAAAAAATTAACCATCTTCTTTCTCCAGTTTGCGAGTAAAAACTCTATCGTAATGTGTGGCGCACCAGCTGGTGCAGTTATGCGTAGGTTCTCCGCAGACAACGGGGTTGATCTCGCGATTCACCACCCATCTGCATTGGTATCGGCTGATGTCAAACAGCCTTGGCTTGTTGTCCTTGCCCA